TAACTCATTACGTTCAGGTACGATGTCACGAACGTCTTCAGAAGCTAGAGTTAATTCTCCAGCAAGTTTCATTCGGTGAAATGGTACAGCAACGTCAGTGTTAAGAACACTTTGGATTGTCGCCCCGGCAACTGCTGCGGCACGTTTGCCGATAGTTCCTGGGATTGCGTTACAATCTAAGAGGTTAACAAATTGGTTGTTTCGCCCAGAATCAGCAGCGAAAGCAATCAAAGAAGCTTTATCACCACGGATACCTGTGAAGTAGAATGAATCTTTCATCACTAAAACGTCTGCTTGAGCTGTAAGCCAAGTTTGGATTCCAGTTAGGAATGTTGCATCAGCGTATGGTCCTGAGATCACTTGATACCAGTTAGCCCCAATCGCGTCTGTAAAATCTGTAGAGGTTACGTCACCTGTTCCAGCAACGGTTACGGCTGCTCCACTAAGTCCTGCAGGGAATGCTTCGTTAGCATTGTAAGAAAAACGAACATCTGTATCGCCAGCTCCGACACCTAAGTTATTAGCTGTGAGCGTGAAGAACAAAGTGTCATCTGCGGCAGTTACTGCGGCATTAGAGTCAGCGTTCACTAGAGCTACTAGAGCCTTAGAAACGGCATCTTCGTCGTCACCAACTGCAATAGGTGTAGCATATCGCTTACCGTCAACATACAAGGCCACTTCACCAGCTTTTGTAGCTGTTCCTGTGATAGTCACGGTAGTTACGGCAGCAGAACCTGCTGGGTCATCTACAAGGATAATGTCTAAAGGTACTGTATTTGAGTTGGCTATAAATGCTTCAACGTCACGGTAGATGGAAGCACCTGATCCAGCTAGTGTGATTACGTCGTTCAGCGAACTGATGGAATACACTTTCTCAGTGTCCGCCGTCCCTGCTGCAACTTTCTGCCCAACAATCAATGCTCGTGGGGGAAACTTTGCAGATCCCGATACCGCGATTGTGTTGTTGAATTCAACCCCTACGAATGGTAGGGATACGTTTGATGGTACGCCCATTATATTACTCCTTTATTGGTTCAAATATATAATTAGTTACTTCGGATTACTCTAGTGTGCCCTCGGCCTCACGTCGAATAACTTCCTGATCTTCTGGGTCTGTAAAATACGCTGTCCAGCCCGTCATATCGTCTAGTCTATAGTCAGGTATGCTGTTGTCCTCGTAAGGAACCACAAATTTCAACACATAGCTGTACATTCTCTCCGTACCCTCATCTGAGTCGGTGGGGGTTGTGGATAAATATTGCACGCCAGTTGACAGTCCTTGAGCCCTACTTCCTTCTCGATCAAAGCCAGGAATACCGTACATTAGGAAGTTGTCATCTTTCAACATCTCCCTTAATTGCCACTTTAGGTCGTCCAACTGGTCATTAGGGGCCAATTGTTCACTTTCTGACCCTTTAGTTACCGTAAAAGTCACGTTTAGGAATAGCTGAAGACTCTCACGCTCTTCCAGCATGCCTGTTCCTACAGAGTCAAGTACTTCCTGAGCGAACTCCACAAAGGCACACGGAGTATTCTCCACTGAAACCTGCATGGATTGGTCCAGGTAAACTTCCTTAACGTCTTCCATGTTCGTCTCGATCATAGCAGCAACGTAGTGTCGTATTTCTTTAGCGTAGTTCAATTACCCACCTAAACCTTAAATTCTTTTAAATACACATGAGTGATGCCGAAGCCGTCCTCTGTGTATGTGTCTACTGAGTATTTCTTACCCAGGACTATAATTGTGTCATCTTTACTAGGCTTTCTACGGAGCCTATATCCGTTCATTGTCAGCTTCGGCATATGGGCCAAATAGCTGTTCCCCGAGCTTGCTGTTTCCATCACAATCGTGGGGTCATCAAAGTGTGCAGGATAGCTCACATATGAAGTCGAACCTGCATGTAGGTATGAAACATCCACAGAGAAGTCTTTGTTGTCATCCAGATCATCCTCTAGGATACCTAAAAAAACCCCCACGGTAGAAGTACGAATTACCACACTCCCAATAACGCCCGTGGGGGAAAGGAACAAAGGGTTAATAATCTGAGTCAATTTAATATCCTAATACTAGGGAGTTCTCCCATTCAACGATACTGTCACTTCCATCCGTAACATACGGGGTAAAATCTATTGCTGCGATAAGATAAGAGTTATCGTAGGTTGTTCCGGCTACTGAGATCACCAATGTGTCTGCATCTCTACCGGCTTCTGGATCTGTGAAGGCTGTGCTTGAAGCCTGTAATGCCGTACCGATCAGAGCCCGCCCGTCAAGGGTTGACTCTGCGATAATGGCGGACGCGGGGATTTCTGAAAGACTTTCATCGTTATCCAGATCATAAGTATACACGGAGGAATCAATGAGCATAACGAGGAGCTGGTCATTCACCAAGTCGATGTTTCCACCCATTACCTTTTGCGTACCTTTTACATATTTCCCCGACATAAATTAGTCCTCTACGATGAATTCTGCTGACTTGGCTAGGATAGCCTTGGCAGTTGCTTCACCGATCTTTGGTAATGCTACCAATTCAGATTTAGTTGCTTTCTGTACTTTTTCGATTGTGTCTAGTCCTGCTTCAATTAGCACGGCCTCGATGTCATCTTTAAGTTCTAATAGTTCCAAACCTTCAGCTTCCTCGATAGGGTCCGCTGGGTCAGGGATAATGTCAGCTTCGACCGCGTCTAGGTCATCTACCGATACTGTTCGTTCCACTAAGCCTTTAGAAAGAAGCTCCCCTAAAAGGGAAGCCTCCAACATAATGACTTTACCAGGAACTATTTGCTCTCTATGCCAGCCGATTGTACGGAGGACACGAACTTCAATAGTTTCTTGGTTCATAATTAGCCCTCGGTGTGTAGAACGCCAGTTGAGTTAGGCTCAAACATGCCGATCAATGGACCAGATTCAAGGGATGTGCTTGCACGTTTACCGTCGTCAGAAACGCGGTTCATCGCAAAGCGTTTGCCTTTGAAGCTTGGAGCTTTGAAGTTAGAGATCATACCGTAATGCATTTTCCAGTTTGCGCCAGTATCACGTAGGATCACGATGTCCTTAGTAAGTACAGGTTGAACGGCATTAGCATTATCTGTGTACAAGCCACGATAAACGTAAAGAGCCAACTCAAATCCAGGCCAGCGTAGCGTGCCCAAATATGTAGCTTTTTGATCGCGTAGGTTTGTAACTTCAATCTTACCGATGTCGAAGTTATGAATGTCCAACAACGCTTTAATGTCGTCGTCTTGAAGCAACTGATTACCAGCTTCTGGAGACATTAAGGCTTCGTTGAAAGAATAACCATGAGTCTCACCAACACGACAAAGTGCAGATAGTTGACCTAGTTTATCTCCAGCATCAGACCATACGTCAGAACCAGTGTTAGTTACTGTCAAAGCGGCATCACGACCGAAATCTACAAGGTATTTTACGCCTTTACCGTTAACTGTAACTGTGCCTGTTTCAAGGGCTTCTTTAACCTGCAACTCTTCTGCCATATCAAATCGACGAGAGAGGTTTTCAATCCCTTTAGCCATTTTGATTTCCATACGAGAAGCTACTGCAACACCGTCACCAACTACTTCACCTGGAAGGCGATCTAAGAAGTCTTCTGGTTGCCAAGATTTTTGCTCGTACAAGTACGGAATACAATGTTGAGTTGTCTCGTAACCTTGTTCACCAACTTCATTTGGTCCACCAAGACGGGATACGTAAGTAGCCGCATGGTTGCTCATTTCTTCTGAATCGAACTCAACAACGGTACTGTCGCTGAATACTTCGCCTCGAACCACTTTCCCGCGTAGGAATAGGTCTTGCTCTTTCTTTGTTTTTACTACAGATAACAATTCCACTGGGGAATAAGCTGTAAATTCGTCAATAGCTGCCATTCTAATCTCCTTAAGCGTCTAAGACTGTGATAGGGTACAAATTACGTGCTTCCATTAGAGCAATCAAGTCAGCTACTACCGAAGTACCACCGAAGATCAAGAATGAAGCGTCAAAGCGACCAGTCTTAGCGATAACTACTGAAGCGTCTGCAGATGTTGCGTCTACTGTTGCTGTTGATACAGCTACTGGAATTTGAGAACCATCTACTGCATCATGAGCACAAGCAATCATTTTGCCTGACGCTGTAACGATACCTAGAACTGTTCCTGCTACTACTACTCCCTCACCTGAAAGGATCGTGCCATCACCATACTCTACAGGAAACCCGTAGACGAACAATGTGGAAGGGGTGTATGTTACGGTATTTGAATCGAATGGGGTATATGTTGCCATTGATTACGCCTCCTGTTTAGTTTCAGCGCAAGCTGCTGCTAGACCGATTACTCGTTTCTCTGCTGCTGCTTCTGCTTCTGTTTTCACTACTACTGTAATGTTTTCTGCGGGACTTACTGGAAGTGCCTCACCTAGAGCTACAGCGTCTGAAGCGATTGCTTCTGCTGGGGTCTTGGAGAATTCGGCAACTACGGCTAGTAATTGACTGGACACAGATTCCTTAGTGGCCCCTGCTGTAAATTTGTTTGCGTCAATACATTCACGTACTGCTGCTTGAGCCTCTGCTCCATGTTCGCTAAACATTGCAGACAATCCTTCGATTGCTTGAACATTCTGCATGGCTACTGCCACAGCGTCCACAGGAGGTGCAACTGCTGCTACGACAGGTGCTGTTACTACTGGTTCATCCATTGTGTTTCCCTTCATGTTAAATGTAGCAGGTATTGAAGCCGCCACTGGTTTGTTAAGTTTAAGTAGTAAAGCACTGAGGGGCTGAATTTCGTCAATCATTCCCGCGTCCAGTGCCTTACTAGCAATTATTGTTTTACCTTTACCAAAATTAGACAATACTTGTTCAGTTGTGACACCTCTACCCTCAGCTACCGTGCTTATAAACACGTCTGCCATGTCATCTGCCATCTCCTGAGCTTCTGCCTTGCCTTCACTAGTAGTCACGTCTGAACGCTTGTATGGGCTCTGAGTGGACACGATCTCGACTTTACTCCCATCTGCTTCAGGGACTGGAACACCTAACACAACACCAATACTTCCAACTAAGGCAGTCTGGCTGGCATATATGCGTCTGGATCTAGCTCCGAGCCAATACCCTGCACTGGACATAGTTCCGTATACGTAAGAATCCACAGGTTTGGGTGAATTGGCTATCAGTTCGCCGAGTTCCGCCACTCCTGTAACAGCCCCGCCAGGGGTGTCCATAACCATTAACAGTGATTTGACATCTGGCATCTCATTGAGCGCGACAATGGAATTACCTATTGCTTCATAGTTCGTAGACCCACTAATACTTGAAAGCATAGTAGACTTAGTTATCATAGGACCGTCGATGTTGATCACGCCAACATTCCCACTCACGTAGGTTTCGTGCAGTCCCTCAATGAACTCACCACTATCTGCTTTGATCTCAGCTTTGTAATCAGCCTGAGCTTTGTGGAATAGGTCGTAATCTTCTGCAGTTAGGGACAACCCTTCAAGGTGCTCCAGAATCCTAGTGAATGCAGTTTCTTCCATAAGCCACGCACTTGAGAGTATCATAGCCATTATTGATTTGTACTTATTCAACGTCAATCTCCTTTCCCTCAGCAGACCAAGACTGGCCTCCAGGTTTAATAGGGTCAACCCCCGTTGGTCCCGTAACTTCTTCTGGGTCTACTTCTACTGGAACAGGTGCAATACCTAAATCCTCAAGTAATTCTCTTTCATCTGCCAATTGGCTCATAGCTGAGTCCCATCTCTCACCCGTATCTGCTGTCATTTCAGTAGAGTAATTGGATAAGTGATTCTGGATCTTAGTTACACTCGCCTTGGCTTCTTTAAATGGATCAATTTGACCATTAGCAGGTCCAACCCAATAGGCTCTAGCCCATGATTTTCTTTTAATTTCGTCATCAAGGAATCCATCGGCCTTAATTCTGCCGTTGATGACTTCCTCTTCAATAAATGATTCCCAAGCAACACTTACCATGTTACGAACAAACCACAATCTGAAGCGTTTGTAAGTCTTTAGACCCTCTTGTAAGGCTGCTTTACTTGCAGTGTACGAAGAGTCAAACAACATGATTACTTGCTCATAAGGCAGGTCTAGTGACGCACATAGCTCAACCACCATAGCTTTATGGAAGGCTGAGAACATGTCATTAGCCTTTCTTGCGTCAGCTACGGAAATATCCTTATTCTCATCCAATTCGATGATATTGGCTGGCCCCATACCTAAGTCCAAACCAAACCCCTGCTCTTTAGCTACCTGATGTTGTTCACCATCTTCGTCTACGGTCGTACCGCCCCCGCCTTGATCCGCTTCTTCAGGGAAAAAGTCTTCATTAAGGCCCATGCCTGTCCCAGAACTGTCCCGGACAAATACCGTGAACATGGAGGAAACTACGGCTGCTTGTAATTCTGCGTCAGTATGTCTGGCTACAGTCTTAAGCATCTCAACTACTGGAGTTAGAAATGGCATACTTCTACGTTGGGAAGGTCGTCCTCCAGGCAATAGTAAGTGATGGATGTTCTTCCGACCACTAGTTGAATAGACTGGCATACGTTTGAAAGTGGTTGTGTAAGCCGTTGCAGATGTTTCCTCAGGCATATTTGTGCCTGTATGTCGGTCAGCTACCCAATAAGCAGCAACCATCCCATCTACGAATTCCACACCATTGACAATATCTCGTCCATTGGTTTGAGTCATGTCGGTAGGTGTTCGGATAAGGTCGGCCTCGATAAGCTTGACCCCCATCTTCCAGTTCCATCGACCTGCTTTCTTCTTCTTCTTCCAAGGAAAGGCAACAAATAAGTCACCTGAAACTAGGGCGGATTTAAAGGCCACTAGCTGTAAATCATAAAAATTTCTCATGCCCGTATGGTCGCATCGGGGACTCTGAGCCCAAATGTCAAACCTCGTCTCAGCATTTCTCGCCCATTCCTGAGCTTCTTTCTTAGTAATACCTAATTCAGTATAGTTTGGAGTTGATTGAGGAACCAAACCTGGCCCAAGTACCGAAGTACATACACGGCCTAGGATAGCATTGGCTATAGGTGTGTTCATGGCCAGATCGCGTGAATCGGCGATGGCTGTGTCTAATTTGTAGGACATGTCCGCATTGGCGGAGTTGGCTCTAGTGTGCCAACCCTTCATGGTATTGGAATTAGTCCTACTAGTATTGTAACCAGCCGCACGGATTTGAACTCCTCTACGTCCACCCTTCCTACTCATCGGTGTAATCCCTTCTAGGGGGTCTACTTCTCTATCAAATATTCCCATTATCTAAATACCACCTTTCGTACTCTGATACCTCGACGTTCCATCGTACTGATTTCCTTGCTCAACATGTCGAGTGACCGACAAACATCCCAGTAATCAGCATTGGTTTTTGAACGAGGTCCAACAGTATATTCCTGTGCACCGTTAAGGATTGCTAGTTTACGAGCCCGTAGAGCTGCGTATTCTTCCTTAAGATCGGCTAATCTTTCCGTGTACCATGACATAGTTCTTTCCTCTTTTGGCATAATATAGTTACCATTTAGAACCCTAGTGATGGCCTAGTGTCAACTTAATGTGAAATAATGCTTGACAAACCCACGTACAAGGGTTATCTTTGAGTTAAGAAAATAAAGGAGAACAAGATGTTCAAACAAACAGAATTCAAACTTAAAGCCCTGATCATCGCGCACCTTATCCTATGCTTGGCTGGGATTTACATGATAACTGATGGGTCTACTGAGTGGATCGTAGTTGTACTGTTAAATCTAGCGTTTGGGTCGGTTTGGGGTTATAGATTGGTTAAGGGGGAGTATTAGGATGACAGCCAACAACATAATCGACTACAAGCAATGGGAATCCATGAGGGTGCGAGGAGAGGCCATAGAGGCGATAGCTCAACTTAGAGTAGCACGTAAGGCTATGGCCTTGGTTCAGAGAACTGCAGCGCACATGGGTAACCACCAAGGGTCGAGCCTGGTATCGGAACTGCGGCGTAGAGTGGAGGAGGTGGAAGTTCAGATTAGTTCCAACTTCAACCCACCTCAATATTCGAGCGAGTTAACTAGGGAAAGGATGGATGCTTAGAATGAACATAGTGATGACCCACGAGGGGCTCTTCGACGAGGATGACAACCCAGTAACAGAACTCCCTGAGCCTGGAACTAGACCTCACTTCCGCCTCTGTATGGACAGGGCCGAGTGTAAAAGATGTGACGGGACAGGCTACTACGAAAAGGACGATCCTGTTGTCATGCATTTAACTATGGATGATGCATTAAGTGGGAAGCCTAAGAAACTGTATCACAGAATGGTTCAAGCTCCGTGCCCTTGCTCTATCGAGTTACACGGAATCGACATGGGGTATAAGTACATCTGCAAAGTTACGGGGGAGCTGGGCTAACTAACCCCCGCGCTAACCTGCCTATTCCCTCTCTGCTTCTGGCGGATCTTCCTCCGGCCACCTGTAACCTTGTTCGTAGGTGGTGTGGGGATGGATCTAGGGTTGTTTACTACCTGAGTCGGGTTTACATCCTTAAACGATCCTTCCTTCATAGTAGACCGCCCTGTCATGTTCGGAGCGTAGAACAGGAATGCGGCATAAGCGTAGTTACGTATGTCCAGTGGTTCATTACGTGCACCATTAGGGCATTCCCACTTCATCACCTTAGTTCCGCTAACCATAACCGGCTTCAATGTCTCTGAAACCAAACCTGCAAAATACTTCTTATCGTAAGTTTCTCGTTTCGGGAAATGGCAGAATCCACGCCCTGGATCAGACACCCGAAGGGCATCATAGGTGTGTTTTTTCATCTCATCCACGAAGGTCTTAGGGTATAAGGTGTGGAACTCGGGCGTTCGTCTTTTGTTTCGGTCTATGTAGCCTTGCCCCCATCCAGATATACCTTTAGTTGGGTAGACTCTAATCCTCTCACGGAATCGGCAGTATGAATGAACTGTCTTGGTGTCATAACCTGCATCAATGAACGTGCACTCGATTCTAAGCGGGTCGCCCTCAGCCTTCTCATATTCAGCATGTAGGTAGTCATCAAGCATCTTCCAGCATGTCGGGCTACCGTTATGGTCTAAGCCGTCATTATCTCCAGCATCGGCTGTATTGCCCCATAGGGTTACGTAATCAATCGAATATGTCTCTCCATCCATAGCATGCCCTAAAATCTCCATTTCAAGCCTATCTGCTTGCACATCCACTCCGGCTGTAAGGCACAAGACTTCCTCGGGAACCATAGCTCCGTAATCTTCTTTACGGCTCATTAGCCAGTTGTAGTCAATGTCCTGACCTGCGGCGTCATAAGTCTCACCAAGAATCTGATTGATAAATGTTTGCAGCAGAGCCTTATCGCCCGTATCCTTGTATCTCCAGAAGTCTTGAACACAATCTGCCCAGGATTTGAATCCTAGAGGGGAATAGAGAGACGATATTTGGAAGGAAGGAAGCCCAACGTCACCCACTTCATAAGGTTCGACTAGTGTTTCAGTACCCTCAGGGTCTTTACGGCTCATCCAAATGCCATTCTCAAGCATAAAGTCTTTAGATTCACCCTCATTGATCTCACTACCACAGGTCTTACAGTTCAGATGAACCTTAACGGGCTTACCCGCGTGATTGCGTTCTTTGGTAAATTCAATATTATCCCATTCGATAACAAAGCGAGTACCGTATCTGTCTGCAGTTGGGTTGCAATGAGGGCAAGGAACGTAGTACTGCTCCATAGAGCCTTCCTGATAGCCTCCAACGATTGTAGAGGTCTCGGTGTACTTAGGCGTGGATAGGCGGAACAGTTTGCTCATAGGGAAGTTATTCTGCCTCATTCGGATCATACCGATTGGGGAACCTTCACCATCAATAGAGGCTTTGAAAGAGTCTTCTTCATCCGCCATAGCATTGGCTAGGGACTTTGATCGTAGGAATGCTCCAGAATTGGCACCACCTAGAACTAGGAATCCACCTGGGAAGCCTTTCTCTTTTGAGGAGTTAACTAGGTGGGCAGGTTTACCATCGCCCATCTTGTCATGAATCTGCTCACAAATTTCAATATTGGGGGTTAGTTTTTGAGTACCGAACTCTTCACCGGCATCACAGGTCTTCTGCACGTACATGGTAGGAGCAGGGCATCTATCAGCGATGTACATGATCCAGTTGATGCAGACTTCGGTAAACCCTAGCTGACAGCCTTTAATGGCTACAACCTCTTCAGCCTTACTGGAAGGGCTTAGGCATTTCATTAGTCGCTTGAGGAAGGGGAACCTAGAAGTATACCATCTACCGTACTCTGAGGAGGTTTCCCGGGGTAGATTGCGGAATTCATCCGACCATTCGTCTAGATCCAATTGGTCTAGGGGTCTGATTGCGTCTTTAAACGCATTAAGCAGTTCGTTTTGTTTGTCTAAAGTAGAAAAGACTGGAACATCCTGTAAATGCCCAGTCTTAATCTTCTCTCGTTTGCCTCGTTTAGCCATAATATCCTCAAATCGTTATTCCTTTGAGGGTAATATAGCCAAATAGCCGCCGGTTAAGTCATGTAGGGTGCCGACTTAACAGTCACCCCGAGGGCAGGAGCGTTCTTAGCTTTGAGGGCTTCGTTTAGTTCCCCAAGTAAGCGGTCCACTTTCTCTGTTGGTGTTTCACTTGGTGTCTCAGGAACTTCCAACTTAATGAAGCCGCACGACTCTCTCGCAGCTCTGGACCACTCTTCCAGATCTATGTCGATTTCAGGGACGACTACTGACTGCATGGCTTGTAGTTCTGATTCCCTCTCTGCTGCTTCCTTGATCATTCCGTGTATGATGTTGCAGGTAGTTGAAGTCCACCCTAATTGACACCCTTTACGGATTAGGTTTCTTGATAGATCACAGGCTTTCTCGTCAATCTCGACGGTTATCTTGACGCCAGGCTCCGAAGGCTCCGTGACTAGTAAATCGTACTCACGGTTAATCGGATCTACAGTGAAATTAATGTCCATCCCGTCTAGAGGTGGCACTTTTCTGGATGTCATGTCCCACAGGTTTGAGCCGAATCTAGGACTCAGCCAAGGGGTTGCGTCATATATTGGAAGATCGTAATTGTTTACGAATCTTGGAGTAATAAACTCGTCCGCGAAACTACTAGCTTGGAGTGGTGTGCTTAGGACGAACATCTTAGGTTTACGCGAGTGTGTCGGGAGATCGAACACCCTGCAGTCAAGGGATTCTCCTCTCTCACCGTACCACCCACCCCACACTGCTATGTACTCTGGTTCAGGTATCTCTTTCTCCACCCATTCGTCGAAAGCCTTTTGTTCGATAAAGCCGTCTTCGTCGTGTGTTTGCTTTGCTACAGGCCCTATTGGATAAACATCTCTGTCGATTATAGCTTCAGCCTTTGTATGTAGTTGCACATCCCCGTTCGATAGAATACTATATGCTACCACAGGGTAACCATTAATCTGCGCTTTCCCGATCTGCGTTTTTGCCCAGAGATATTCAGTTATGAAGTCCTCGGTTACGTGATAGTTCCTTTCGTACTCTAGGCTGCGCATGTCTACGAAGTAATGTCCGTTTACTAGCTTACTGTGCTCAATAGGGAAAACAATCCCATCGGCTCTGATTAGTGTGCCTTCTGCGTATTTCATGTCAACCTCCTTAATCCATTAGATATTTCACAAAAGGCTTCTTCAAAACTAGCTAGGCTTTCTCCAGAGAATTCATCACAGCCCCATAAGTCTCCAGAAATTACTGCACCTAAAGCAACCTTCGCTTTTTTGAGGGATTCTACCGCCTCGTCTAATTTTTCATCTGCTGTTGTTTTCATTCTTATTTCTCCTTTATATTCTTGTTCTAAGTTCAATATAACTAATTCCTACTAATTTAGTAGAAATTTTTTAATTATTTTTAAAAAGCCGTTTAACCCCCTGACATGCTTAATTTCTTTAAAAACCCTATATTTATTTAAAAACAAATCTACGTCAGGGGGTCTAAGTCACTTTTAAAAAGTAAAAAAGTTAAGTTAAACTAGATTAGGCTTTTTTCTGCTCCTCTGGGTCAGCATTTGAGGTGGCGTCGGGTTCCATGTCAGGGGGTTTAATCGACTCCACATACTCATTTATTTCTGCCAGTAGTTCTAACCCCTTATTGAATTCTTTAGTGAGTAATTGAGAAACAGCATGATCGTCTCTCATTGCAGCTAATTTTGGCGCAAGTCTTGGAATCATAGAAAGGAAGGTCTGGCTCATTTTACCGGCTATGTCAATCAAGACATCAACTGCAGCATCAATTACCACTACTTCATTCTTAGCTTTCTGTAGAACAAGACGGGACATTTCATTAGCCATGACCAGTTTCTTGACTTCCTCAGTGGCCTTATTTGTAACCCCGTCATCTTCTGGAGTCAAATCACCTGGGAGAGATTCGAGAACAGATTGCTCGATTTCAACTCCTCGGGATTTTCGGAACCACTCAGGCCATTTTTCGACGGGGCGATTCAGCAGATAGTTAGGTCCAGTGCCTTCCCAGTTGATATAAATAGCAGGGGACATATTCCCCTTCTTAACCCAGCAGACTAAGTCAGGGTTGAAGTCCTTCCAAATGGTGGTGATGATCGTCTTGGATACTCCGGCTTTCTCGGCCCACTGGGTCTTGCCTATGAAGCCTTCGGGTACAGATGATAACTCACGAATAGGCATCAACAAGCCCCCACTGCAACAAAGATGAGACTAAAGGCTAGAGCAGCAGAAGTGCAACCGAGGAACATGGCTCGTTTCTTCCAAGTACCGCCTACTTCGTCTAGGAGGGCGATCTTAGATTTCAGGTCCCGGTTTTCATGTCTCCACTTAGTTCCCTCATTGAGCAAATCGGTAGTCTTCTCATCGGAAGCCTTAGTGATGCCACTAATTGCCGTCTCAAAGGACTTAAGGTGCGCGTAGTGGGCTACGGGTTGGTCACTAGCTGTAGGAGGGTATGAGCCGAAGGCACTGTAGCACCCTGGACTGTTGGTGATTTCGGTGATAGTCCCCTTAAATACGTTCTCATCCTTCCACTCCTCCAGTTCCTTAGTCGCAAGGTCTCGGACTTCCTCGGCTTGAGTAACCCTCCTTTCGAGGGTGTTGTATTCGCCTTCTGTTAGTAGGTGTTTCATGAAAGCTCTCCCCGTGGCTCTACTTGTTCGCCTTTGCTGTTCAGTACCTTAAAATCCTCGAGTCTTGACCCGTCCAGGGTTATGTTACCTTCAATAACCGTGATATTTAAATTGTATTTCTCAGCCAATCCTATCATGAAAGGTTTCCCCGAAGAGAGATATGACTGGCACTCCTCAACACCCCAAAGAGGCTTAGGCAGTTCAACCACGGCAGTTTCGCCTGTTTTGGCGCAGAATTCGGCGTAGGTGATCTCACACTCAGACACCATGTTTCTCCATAGTTGACCGCCTCGGTGGTGGATAGATGTGTAGTTATTGCGGTCGGGGTA